CAGTTCAAGTCCAGCAGATGCAGACTATCTAGGACAAATTAAATTCAAAGGTGAGAATGATAATGACCAAGAAATTGTTTACGGAAAAATTACAGGTAAGATCCAAGATGCAAGTGATGGCACAGAAGATGGTATAATTGAATTCGCAAATAAAAAAGCAGGTGGTAATGTTATCACTGCTAGATTAAGATCAGATTCACTACAATTATTAAACGGAACAAACCTATCTGTTGCAGGAACATTAACAGCATCAAGTTTAAGTTATCCAAGTGCTGACGGTAACAACGGTCAAGTTTTAACAACAGACGGATCAGGTACATTATCATTCGCAGATTCAACAGGTGGCGGTGGTGGTACAAACACAGCAGTAGAAGAAATCAATTATTATGGTCTTGATACAACGTCAGCAGTTGTAGACCAATTTGATTTGACAGAGTACAGGGGTGCAATATATGATGTATCTGTAGAAGACATAGGAAACAGTTTTACAGGACACTTGAAAGTTTCTATTGTACATGATGATTCAACACCTTACATAGCAGTGTATGATGTTAATGAAGACTCAACTAGGATAGTAGACTTTACTGCGGCAATATCAGGAAACAATTTACAATTATCTGCGGCAACAAACACATCATCAAACGTAACATTACGAATGCAAAGAACTGCATTAGGTGATCATCATGAGAGCGTTGCAAATACAAATTCAAAAATTATAAAAACTACAAGCACAATAGGATCATCAGCAACTGAACTAGATTACTTTACAAAAACAGATATACAATCTGCCAAATATATTGTGATAACAAAAGACACAACACAAAGTGACTATTCTATACAAGAAATAAGTTTGGTACATAATGGTACTACCGTATTTTTAAATACATACGGCACAGTAAGTTCAAGAACAACTTCGCCAATTACTTTTACTTCAACAATATCAGGATCTACCCTTACTTTATACGGTGCTACCACAATGGGAACTACGGCCACAGCATTATTATACAGAGTTGATTTAGGATCTAAAACTAAAATAGGAACTTTTGACAACGTAACATACAAAAAAATTAAAGATGTAGACTCAGCAGTAGCAACAATTGATGATTTTGATGTTTACAAAAATGTTTCTGCAAAGTACTTTATATCAGTTTCAAACAGTGACGAAACACAATATCAAAATGCTGAAATAACATTGAATGTAAATTCTGCTAAAAATGGTGCAACTATATCACAAACCAGTGTAAGCACAGGCACTTATGATCTAGCAACTTTTACGGCAGATGTATCATCAGGAAGAGCAAGATTGAGAATGGCAGGATCACCAGCAAACAATCTAGTCTATATTGCAAGAATGTCAGTTGCAAAAGAATTGTCTTATTATCAATCAACAGGAACTGGCCTTGCAAAATTCTCGTATGATGTACAACTCGATGATAGTATTGAATTAAAATTTGGTACTGGTGCAGATGGACATATAAAACATACTGGATCCAACTTTCAAATAATAGAAACAACTGGTGATATAAACATCAGAACTTATGCAAATGATAAAGATGTCACATTAAGTTCAGATGATGGTAGTGGCGGATTGGCAAACTACCTTATGGCAGACGGTTCTACAGGTGAAGTAAAATTATATCATTATGGTACAGAGAAATTTAAAACAATTAGTACTGGAGTTCAAGTTGATAAATCTGTGGACATACTTCAAGGAAACACACACAGTTTACAAGCAAAAGACAGCACAGGTTCTTATGTGGCTAAAAACTATTTGCTTTGGGGAACTACAACAAATGCTACAGAAACAGAAATATTTGTGGGTGGTGTAACAAATTCACGTATAGCCGTAGGAGCAAACACAACAATAAATTATTCAGTACAGATTGTAGCACGTAGAACTGATGCAACAGGTGAATCAGCGGCATGGGAATTAAAAGCAGTAGGTGATAGTTTTTCAGGCACAGTGGCTGACGTAGGTAACGTTTACGAAGTTGTTGTTGCAAGAGATGATACCAATTGGCAAGTGGATGCCAGAGCAGACAATACTAACAACGCAATAGGAATATTTGTAACAGGAGCGGCTGGCAAAACTATTCGTTGGGTAGCAGAAATAGAAACATCGGAGATTAACATAGTATAATGACAAGACGAACACGTAGTTACGAAATGGATGGCCAGTCAAGGACTATCAAAGTCAATGGTAAGTCGGTACTTGACCTTTCTTCATCTTCAACCAACTCGGTTAAAACCGTAGGTGGTGCGGCTGACCAAGCAGTACAAGTTGCGGCAACAGGTGATTCGACAAACATTGATCTAAGATTAGCACCCAAAGGTTCAGGTAAGGTAGACATCAACAACCAATACAAACTACCGTCAGCAGACGGAAGTGCCAGCCAGGTATTGCAAACAGACGGTTCAGGAACTTTATCTTTTGCTACTGTTTCCACAACATCCATAGCACAAGGTAACTCGAGTGTAGCGGTTGCTGATTCAGGCACGGGTACAGTCACAGTACAGATAGATGGAGAGACTGTTGCAACTTATAGTGCCGCATTGGCATTTGACGTCAACAGTGCCACTTCTGCAATTAGATTACCCAACGGTACAACAGCACAAAGACCTTCGGGCGTCACAGGATTATTACGTTACAATTCAACCACTGACAAAATAGAGGGTTACACCACAGCAGGTGGTTGGGCAGAACTTGGTGCTTCATCATCAAGTGCGGTGTCAGACAGTGGAGAATCAGTAATTGGTATAGGACAAAATGCTAAAAACTTGGATACTTTTACTACAACAGCATACGATTCAGCATTATATTTTGCTGTAACAATGGACGAGTCTAATAACAATGTTGTTTCAACACAAAAATACAGTGTGGTTCACAACGACACTGACGCCTTTCTTGCAACAACACACGCCACTGAATCAAATGACGGGCACGATTATATGACCATTACAGCAGACATTTCAAGTGGAAAAGTTAGAGTAAGGGGAACAGGTTCATCAAACATCAACAGTGTGAGTTGGTACAGATGGCCATTAGGTGATAATACAACAGACACCACATCAGGAAACATAGGAATTTTCTCACAGGCAGATGCAACAAACGGACAAACAAACTCTAATTCATATCTGGACACAGGTTTTTCTACTTCTATCAATAACAGTGCAACTAAAAATTTAGATACATTTACTACATCAGGAGTAAATTCTGCTGTATATTTTGCTATTATTAGAGATGAGACCAACAGTGATGCAATGATGACAAAATACAATGTAACACATAACGGAACTAGTTCATTTATGAACCAAACACACATTATTAAATCGGATGAATCTAACAGTTATCCAACTGTGACGACAGATATTTCCAGTAGCACTGTGCGATTGAGAGGACAAGGTAACTCCGCACTTAACAGTATGTCTTACTACAGATTATCATTTGGTGGTAGCACAGCACTAGCAGTATCAGACGCAGTAAAAACTTTTTACAACAGTGACGTTGACACAGCAACAGAAGTATTAGATTCATGGTCTGCTGGTAGTAACAGAGGTGCAAAATATATCTTAACAGGAAAAAATTCAGACACTAGTGAGACTGTTGTACAAGAAGCCATTGTAGTACATAATGGTTCTTCTTCCTACATTAGTACTTACGGCACAGTAAGTTCAACAGGTGCAACAGATGATATATTCACACTTACAACAGATATAAGTGGTGGAAATGTAAGATTACTAGTAGGTGCTTCATCTGCCAACTGGGCAATAATAGGACACAGAGTACTATTGGCAGATTCAATGACTACAACATACGATGGTAGTACAGCAGATGTACACAGAACACTTGCTTCAACAACAGTAAGTTCATCAGCAACAACAATTGACTCATGGTCAACTAGTGACCACACTGGAGCATTTTACGTTGTTACAGGATACAACTCATCAGAGACGGCGGCTTCTATACACGAAGTTATGCTGTTGGCAGACGGTTCAAGTGCATATGTTTCAGCACATGGTATAAGTTCTAAAGGCACAGACCAATTAACATTTACAGCTCAAAATGATGGGTCTGGCGGAATAGCACTACAGGCGGCTTCATCAAGTGGTGGTAGTACATCAGTAAGTGCTTGGAGAGTTCATCTAAAAAGAGAAGATGCTGGTGCATCTGTTATTGACTCTTGGAGTGCATCTTCATACAGAGGAGCAAAATATTTCTTAAGTTTAAATGATTCAGCAAACAACAAACTGCAAAACATCGAAGCATTACTTGTACACGATGGCACAAATGCTTACCTAACACCGTACGGTGACGTGCAAACATACAGCGGTACAGCATTAACAACATTGTCGGCAGATATATCAGGTGGAAATGTAAGACTAAAAGGATTGTCAGCACAGTGTAGAATTACAGGTTACAAAATATTATTATCAGATTCAGAATCAGGAAGTGATGGTGACAACGTGGCAACCATAGCAACAAAAACAGTCAGTTCGTCAGCAACACAATTAGACACATTTACATCAGACACAGCAACAGGAGCCTTTTACATTGTTACTGGTTACAACGCATCAGAGGCCGCGGCCAGCATATCAGAGGTCACTGTGGTAAGCGGTGTAGGTTCCGACGGCAGTACACAAGATGCTTTCATAAATGCTGGTCCAACAGTATCAACTAAAGGCACTGATCAATTGACATTCTCAGCAACGTTTAACGGTACAAGCACAGTTGTCAACGCCGCAAGTACATCAGGTGGTTCAACCTCTGTTAGTGCATACAGGGTTGACTTATTGAGAGCGGCGGGCGGTGCAGTTGCAGTGAACCTGACTGTGTCAGCAGACCAAACAATCACAGGTGCAAAAACACTTTCAAATGCTGTTGTTAAAATGACAAACTTACCTACTAGTGATCCAGGAGTTGCAGGACAACTTTGGAGAGATGGTACAGATCTTAAAGTAAGTGTTGGTTAAACAATCAAGTCTAAAATAGTCTGTAACTTACCTTTAATACTTTTATTATTGAGTGTGTTTCTAAGACCCATGTGTAGATTCTTGGGCCAACATTCAAACGCACACCAACAGTATCCTGAATGTTCTGCGTTTAATTTTGGTATGAATTCCGCATCTATGGCTATGAGGTATGTGTGGAAGAAAAACTTCTGATCATTTGACGTGAACATTTCCAGGGGAATAACTTTTTTGAATCTCGGCATACTTCCTGTTTCTTCCTCAACTTCACGTTTAAGTCCTTCGAAAGCACTCTCTGTGAATTTACTTTTACCGCCGACTAGTCCCCACATGCCTTGTGTCTTTAGGTCGGTCCTTTGTAAGAATAAAAAACGTTTGGTGCTTGTCGAATAGAATAGTGCACCTGAACAAACTATATTATCTTTCATAAGTTATTATAACAACTATGGAGTTGTTGCGTCAATTGATGAATTGTATCCAGGACTTGCGCCGCCATCTAAAACAATACTCCAATTACCTTGTCTATACACACCCTCATACGATTTAACCCATTCCGTTCCATTGAACCTGTACTGTATACCTGTGTTTGAGTTGGTAATATAGTGTTGTGTTGAATCTGGATTACTAGCATCAAAGGCCACATTCCATTTGCTTGTTGCACTGTTGTATTCTATGATGTCGCCAACGCTGGCTACAAGTGTACCCCAAGTGGAACTTTGGAAACTTGCTGTGCTATCTCCAACATCGTTGATCACGAGATACCTGTCTCCGTTTGCCGGAGTACCTGGATCAAACGTTGCAGGGTTTATGATCTTTTTAACACCGGTTAGTGTATTATTTGGCACAGTGTCTTGATCTATTGTGTATAACAATATTGTGTCATCTAGTGTTGAAGTTGCTATTGTTCCTATGATCTCGTTTCCGTTTGGTTGCATCAATCTTATCTGCGATGTGCCATTTGTAACCTTGCCATACTGATCTAACAACACTTTCCAATTGACAGCGGGTCCAAATGTGTCAAATGGATCGAGGTCTGAAGGAGCATGTGCACCTGTATGGAAGCCATCCCCACCTGACTTAACGCTTGTTCCTGTTGTACCCAGCAATCTCAATTGATTTCCTGTTACTAACAATCCAAAGTTGTTAGGTGTTATATAACTTCTTGATGTTAACTCGCCGTCTATTAAACCTTTTGCTATACCGCCATCGTCGTCGTATATGCTCATTATAATTTTTTGTACCACACCTAGTTTTTTGACTTTGACCGGTGGTGATAGCCAAATAGGCATTGAAAAAGTCAATGTTGCAACATCTATTTCCGTGTCTGCACCCACTGGTATTGTCCTAGAACTGAAGGTCGTGCCTGTCAATTCAACATAACTTAAACTTGTCCAATCAATGTAGTTGTCAGTTTTCTGTATCTCGAAGTCAGGGTTGAACAAGTAAAGTATTTGTTCCATTATCTGTAATTTTTGATCTGTGTTTGAACTCCATATGTCTGCTGATACTTCTAGTCTAAAAGGAGAAGGCATAACTTTTTCAACAGTGTAACCGGCGCCCAATTCATTTGTGTAATTTCCGTCGCTGTCCACCCGCCTTTCTTTCAAATGTTGTTTTTCTATGTGATAAGGATTTTGCATTCTGTCTCTATCATAATTTAATTCTCTAACATAACAAGCAATTCTTGGTGCATACTGTAAAGCATTTTCTGAATTGTTTCTAATAATGTTTGCAACCTGTCTTGTTGGATCTCCATAAGTCACAGGAACTGGCCTCAGTGCCACTGATCCATCACTACCCTTACCTGTTTCCACAGAGAAGTTACTCAATATCCTAATGAATTGAGTTAAAAATTTCCTAACCTGTCCTTCGTAAAAGTGTAGCATTCTTAATTGTCAGCCTTTGGTTTCAATGCATCTGTCAAAGATTGTCTTTGTTTGACAGTCAATCCATTGATTGTAGATTCTGTTGTGTTGTTGACAAATCCCGTCTTGTAATTAGCTCTTGAATCGTTGTTTGTTGTAGTAATTCTAACTGAATCTTCTATTTTAATCCATCTGTTTCCGTCATATCGGAACAGTCTGTTTGGTAGGTAATCAGTTCTCAAGAAGTAATCTCCTTTATCAACGCCTGCTGTTGGGAATGATATACCAAAGCCTGCAGGATTACCGTTAGGGGCAACACCGTCACCATCTAAGTAGAATCCATAGTGAGAACTTGCAGGTGTGTCTATTGTTGCATTTACAGGTGCGTCACTACTTGCTCTTTGCTCTTCTGTGTTAACATTCTCAGTCCTGATATTCCCTCTTTCGTCTATAGGTGCAACATAATATTGCTTATAGTTAAATCCTGCTTTTGGAGAATCTTGTTCTGCCTGTGCAACAATCTGATCATTGATTGTTTTTTCTCTGTTGTAAGTGCTCATGTAGTTGGCCACAGAACCTGTGGTAGTTGCGTCTCCAATTACATCTCTGAATTCTTGTGAATCTACTAGAGTCTTCATTTTCAATCTTAATAAGTGTGGCCACCAAGTTGGAGAAAATCCTTCTGCGGCTCTGTTTACATCTTCCACAACATAGTATCTTTTCAATGCAATTGGTATGCTTTCATCTAATGAGTAATCTTCCTTCATGTGGGGGAACTCTATTACATCGCCCGACATTGGTTTCCTACCAATTCTCTCTACTATGTCATTTAGGTGTACAGTTAAAAATAGTGTGTCGTTTTGCAGGAACATTCCAAACTGCGATAAGTTGAAATCTTGATCTTGCACGTTGTATATGCCTCTAACAACATACACATCATCTCCATATTTTCTGTCTCTGTTCTCTAAAAACAATAGATCTTGTATTGTTGTTTCGTTTAAATCTGACCCTGTTACTCTGGGTTGGCTTGGTGATGCTGGTCCATCTTTGTTTGTGTCACCTTGATCATATGGCCCAAGGTATTTGTGGAAATGTAGGTCCGTTCCACCCACCGTAAACATCTCTTTTATGTTACGGTCAAAGAACTTGTAGTCATTGCCCTTTTCAGGCTTAAAAATGGATAATCTTGGCATATCATACATATTTATTGCATAGGCAAAGGCTATAAATATGAGTATGTCAGAACTACAAACAGGACAACAAGAAATTTTCGATTACGTTAAGAACAACCTCGGTGAGGGAATGATTGACGTTGAATTGGACCCAAAACACTATCAAACGGCACTAGAAAGAGCGATCAACAAATATAGACAGAGATCGTCAAACGCCGTGGAAGAATCTTATGCATTTTTAGAACTTAAGAAAAATCAGAATTCATATATTTTACCAGATGAAGTAATCAACGTGAGAAATCTAAACAGAAGAACAGTAGGTTCTAGAACTGAAGGTGGTGAAGGTGGTACATTGTTTGAACCATTCAACTTGGCATACACAAACACTTACTTGTTAAGAGCAGGTGCAACTGGTGGATTAGCAACTTACTATGCCTTTGCATCATACCAAGAAATGATTGGAAAAATGTTTGGAAGTTTCATCCAATTCCACTTTGATGTTGCTACTAAAAAGTTAACAATCACACAGAGGCCAAGAGCAGACGATGAAACAGTTCTGATGCACACTGACAATTATAGACCAGACATAACATTGTTTAAAGACATCTATTCTAAACCATGGATCAGAGATTACACACTCGCAGTATCTAAAGTTATGATAGGTGAAGCAAGAGGCAAGTTTAATACTATTGCAGGACCACAAGGTGGCACAACATTGAACGGTGCAGAATTGAAGCAACAAGGACAAGCAGAAATGGAAAGACTTGAAGCGGATATAGGAAATTACGCAGAAGGCGGAACACCACATAGTTTTGTTATTGGTTAATTCATAATCATATATTTTTAAATAACAGTATCATGGACGATTCTCGATACAAAAAATATAAAGACTGTAATATAGACGAACTAGAACAAATAGTTAATGATCTAGAAAATATGTCTATCAGTGCTTTAAAAAGTAAAAAACTAGACATCCGTAAATCTATCCTAGGTGCGGTAAAAGAAGCAAAATTAGTCATTGAAAAACGCCTAAAAAAATAGTATAATAAACCTATGTTAGTAGGTGTAGTAGGTTTAATAAGTTCTGGTAAAGGTACAGTTGCGGACAGACTAGAACAAAAACACGGATTCCGTAAAGATTCATTTGCAAAAAGTTTAAAAGATGCCGTAAGTTCCATGTTTAATTGGGACAGAGAAATGCTAGAAGGCAAAACCAATGACAGCAGAACATGGAGAGAAACACCCGATAAATTCTGGAGTGAAAAATTTGGCAAAGAAGTAACTCCTCGTTGGGTGTTACAGCATTTTGGTACAGAAGTTATGCGTCAAAATATGCATGATGCTATATGGATAGATAGTTGTTTGATGAGATACAATGGCAAACCAACTGTGATTGCTGATACTAGATTTCAAAATGAACTTAAAATGATACAAAAATCAGGTGGGAAATTAATACTAGTTAAAAGAGGTGAATTACCTACACGAGAAGAAATGCAACAAAAAGGTGCACATCAATCTGAATGGGATTGGATGGGTTGGAACTTTGATTTTACTATTAATAATGATGGTACAAAAGAAGAATTGTATGCAAAAGTAGACGATTTAATCGTCAGCAACAAGATCTCCTACTCTCCAGCCTAGACGTCTAACCCCTTGCAACCTCTGGCAATTGGCACAAACTGTTTTTAAGTTAGAAGTAGCAGTATTACGTAAATTCCCATCAATAAAATACACATCTAATTGTGTTTGATTTTGTGCTTTGAAGCCGCACAGTTCACATTTACGTTTCTTTTTGTAACCTGAACGCTGTAATGCAGTAACTCCGCCTATCTTCTTATTGTGTTTTTTACGATTACACGTGTCACACAGGCTACGCCAATACACGGTTGACCCTTTGCGATAAGCATAGGCCCGCGGCTTTGTTTTACACTCTTTGCACAATGGTCTGTTTTTATACTGCATATACGTATTTAAGTCGCCTATATAGGCACCACGAAAATGGTAAGAATTGTCGTAAAAACCGTATGATTGAATAAATAGTTCTAGTATATACGTACAACTTGCAAGGAGAATACGAAAAATGGCTTTAACATCACCAGGAGTAGAAGTTAGTGTAATAAACGAGAGTTTCTACGTACCATCAGATGCGGGTACGACACCACTATTCATAGTAGCATCAGCACAAGACAAGAAGAACGGAGCAGGCGACGGAACAGCGGCTGGAACACAAACAGCAAACGCCAACACTGCTTACTTGATTTCTTCTCAAAGAGAATTAACAGAGACTTTTGGAGATCCAAAATTCTACACAGACGCATCAGGAAATTCATTACATGGTTATGAGTTGAATGAATGGGGTCTACAAGCGGCGTACAGTTTCTTAGGAGTTGCCAACAGAGCATACGTACTAAGAGCTAACGTTGACACAAACGGTTTAATTGGAAGTGCTTCGGCACCAACAGCGGCACCAACAGATGGAACATATTGGTTTGACCTTGCATCAAGCTCTTATGGATTATTTGAATGGTCAAAAACTAATCAAGCATTTTCAACAGTTACTCCAACATTGATCACATCAACTAGCGATCTAGTTGGCGGTGTTTCAACTGGTGCACCAAAAACTTCAATCGGTGTAATTGGTGATTATGCAATCAACACAACACACGTTTCAAACAAGATCTACAAAAAAACTGCAAGTAACACTTGGGTACAAGTTGGATCAGAAACATGGCACACATCACTTCCAGTGGTAACAGTTGCTTCAGGAACAACAGTGACAAGTGGTCACAACATGAAGATCAATGATGTTACAATCACAACAAGTGGTACAACACTTTCAAATGTTGCGGCACAGATTGGATCAAATGTAACTAACGTGACTGCAAGTGTAAATGCTACAACAGGTAACTTAGAAATCTTCCACAACGGTAAGGCACTAGGTGACTCAACAGGTGGTACTAACACAATAAGATTCGAAGAAGGAAATGGAACATTAGTAGCGGACTTAGGAATAACTTCAAACACTGTATTAAACGGTGCTAAATTCTTACAGGACAAACACACAAACAGACCAACTTGGAAAACAGCGGACGAAAACAGACCTAACGGTTCAGTTTGGTTCAAGACAACTTCTGCAAACTCAGGAGCGAGCCTTGTTACTAAAATTTACAGTTCATCAAACGCTAGTTTCTCAACAGTTGCTAGTCCATTATATGCCAACCATGCATCAGCGATTTACAACTTAGATGCGGCAAACGGTGGTTCAAGTGTAACAGTTGGAACAGTTTACGCACAGTACAACATAACTGAAGAGTCAATGACAGCGGCAGATGCCACAGATGCAACTCCAAACGTTGGTGACTTCCAATTATTCAGATATGAAGGCGGTGTTACAACTATCACAAGTAACAGCACATCACCAAGTTTTACAAGTTCAGAGAAATTTAAAATAGCAGAATCAGTTAAGAATCAAGAAGGATTAAACTCTGCTGTTGAAATCACACTTGGCGGAACAGGTGCAGATGATTTTATTGCGGCAGTAAACGGTGCGTCATTGACAAACGTTTCTGCAAGTAAGACGACTGCAGGTGCGATTGTGATGACACACAAACTGGGTGGTGAGTTCAGAATGTTTGACACATCAGGAACACCATTAGCAGACGCAGGATTCAGTCAAACAACTGCACACTCTTATGGAACATACACAAAAAACAGTACAACACTAATTGACAACTTGTATGACATACCTACAGGTGATACAATTGACTCAAGTGCTAACACAGGTATCGTAGCAAGTAACTGGAAGAGATTAAGTTACACTGCTTCAACAAGTGCACCAACTAATGAACCAGCAGACGGAACATTATGGTATGACACTTCTACAGACGAAGCAGACATTATGTCTCACAATGGTACAACTTGGGTTGGTTATGCAACAGCATACGCAAGTACAGATCCAGAAGGTCCACAGTTTTCAGCAACAGCACCAACTACACAGTCAGATGGTACTGCACTTGTAACTAACGACTTATGGATTGATACTAGTGACTTAGAAAACTATCCAAAACTTTACAAATACAACACATCAGCAACTTTAAGTTCTACAAACACAGCAAACCAAGTAGCAGTTACTACAACTGGTGCGGCATGGGAACTAGTTGACAAAGCAGACCAAACAACAGAAGACGGTATTGTTTTTGCTGATGCTAGATTACACACAGCGGCTGACAAGGCAGATTCATTGTCAACAGGCGGTGCAGGAACATTCAGCACAATCAAAAATTTATTGAGCGATGGTTTCTTGGACCCAGATGCTCCAAACCCAGATTTATATCCACAAGGTATAATGCTTTGGAACACGAGAAGATCTGGTTACAATGTAAAAGAATACAAAAACAACTACATCACAACTACGAAATATCCTGGATCAGGATCAGCAGGTTTAGGTAACATCAGAGCAAGTAACGAATCTGTTGCTACATACTTCCCAGACAGATGGGTGACTAAATCAAGCAACAACGCTGACGGTTCTGGATCTTTTGGAAGAAAAGCACAAAGAAAAGTAGTTGTAGAACAACTTAAATCAGAAATCGACACTAACCAAGCAATCAGAGAAGACCAAAGAGGCTTCAACGTTATTGCTACACCTGGTTATCCAGAAGCGATTTCAAACATGATTAACCTAAACACAGACAGAAACAACACTGCATTTGTAGTAGGTGACACTCCAATGAGATTAGAGGGTACATCAACTAAAATACAAGATTGGGCTAACAACTCAGCGGCGGCACTGGACAACGGTGAAGACGGACTTGTGAGTGCAAGTGATTACTTGGGTGTGTTTTATCCATCAGGATCAACAACTGACAACGCAGGTAAAACTATTGTTGTTCCACCATCACACATGATGATGAGAACACTAGCAAACAATGATAACATCGCTTTCCCATGGTTCGCACCATCAGGAACAAGAAGAGGTATCGTTGACAACGCAACATCAGTTGGTTACATTGACACAGCGTCAGGAGAGTTCCAAACAATATCTGTTACGGAGTCAGTGAGAGATTCTATGCATGAAGTTAAAGTAAACCCAATCACATTCTTTAGTGGAGCAGGTATTGTTAACTTCGGTAACTTGACTAAGACATCAGCAAGTTCGGCGTTAGACAGAATAAATGTTTCTAGACTAGCAGTGTATCTAAGATCACAACTAGATGCCATTGCTAAACCGTTTATATTTGAACCAAATGATGAACTAACAAGGAATGAGATCAAAGGTGCGATCGAATCTTTCATGTTAGAACTTGTTGGACAAAGAGCGTTATACGATTTCCTAGTAGTATGTGATGACACAAACAACACACCTACAAGGATTGACAGAAACGAATTGTATGTGGATATAGCAATTGAACCAATTAAATCAGTTGAGTTCATTTACATACCATTAAGAATCAAAAACACAGGAGAAATTGCAAAATTAGGGAACTAATTTTCGATAAATAGGAGAAACACATGGCAATATCAACATTATCAAAATTTACAGTACCTTTAGCAAACGATCA